GTATGAGAAGCATGAATTCGGATATACAATTCCAGCAACTAATCATACTTACAAACCAGACTTTAGATTACCTAATGGTATATTCATAGAGTCAAAGGGGTGGTTCTTGCCCGATGATAGGAAGAAACATCTTTTAATCAAAGAGCAGAATCCTGACGTAGATTTACGGTTTGTTTTACAATCTCCCAATGGTAAAATTTACAAAGGTTCTAAGACCACTTACGCACAATGGTGTGAGAAGAATGGGTTCAAGTGGGCTAAGAAGGAAATACCTCAAGACTGGATTGACGAAAAACCTTCCGTTGATTTCTTTGATTATTCAAAATAATTTCGTATATTAGTAGTTATGGAAGAAAGACTACTTGAATTATTAGAGTCCGTACTTGGGTCATCCAAGAAAACGAGTGGGGATAACTATGCATTCTATTCACCATTTGTTGACCATTACAAACCAAAGTTAGAGATTAATATACGAATTAATTCTAAAGGAAACAACCCGTGGCATTGTTGGATTTCTGATGAGAAGGGTAGAAGTATAAAAACACTCTTCAAGAAACTTCGTGTATCAAAACATACTTGGGATGAATATAACTCAATCTTCAGCAAGGTTAATCGGTATCGTAGTGAGTACGATACTACTGATGTAATAGAGCAGGTTCAACTTCCAAAAGAATTCCAACCACTTTATAAACCAACATCATCCTACAAACGGAAACACGCACTAAACTATTTGTTAGGTCGTGGTATTAGACCTGAGGATATTGTAAAGTATAACATTGGGTTTTGTGATGAGGGTGAGTATAGAGATAAAATCATTATACCATCATATGATGAACGTGGTAAGTTAAACTTCTTTGTGGGTAGGTCATTCTATCAGACTCAGTACAAGCATAAGAATCCGAAGGTGTCCAAAGACATTGTGGGATTTGAGTTGCTTATTAATTGGGACACTCCATTAGTGTTATGTGAGGGTGCATTTGACGCATTAGCTATTCGTAGAAATACAATACCACTCTTTGGAAAATCCATCCAATCTGAATTAGAGAAGAAAATAATTGGAAATTCCGTAAAAAAGTTGTATATTGTATTAGATTCGGATGCTATAAAGAATGCAATCCGTTTAGCAAAGAAGTTTATGTCGTATGGAATTCAGACTCATTTAGTAGATTTGGGTGATGAAGACCCATCCGATATGGGCTACGATAAAATTAACGAATTAATTTATAATACTCCACCAATGGACCTTAGAAAGTTGGTTGAGTATGAACTATATAGAGTATGAAACGACTCAAAAAAATTAAAGTCGGTATAGAAAAGGTAAACAAAGTTTATCATATCGCAGATGTACATATAAGAAACCTCAAACGACACAAAGAGTATCGTGATGTCTTTTCCCAACTTTATGGGTATATTCTATCCACAATGGAGGAAAATGACATCATATACATTGCTGGTGATATTGTTCATGCCAAGACTGATATGTCACCTGAAGTGGTAGATTTGACTCAAGAGTTCTTTACTCGATTATCAGACTTACTACCAACAATTGTAATTCCTGGTAACCATGATGCTAATCTAAACAATACGTCAAGGTTAGATGCACTTTCTCCGATTGTAAAGGCATTGGGGCATCCAAATCTATTTTATCTAAAGGATACTGGTGCATGGTCTCTTGGTAACATGACGATAGTACATCAATCAGTTTGGGACAAATCACCAGGATTCCCACCAGCAGTTGATTATAAAGGTGATGTAAAGGTTGGTGTATTCCACGGACCAGTTGACAAGATTGAGACTGAACATGGATTTGCAATAGAAAATAAAAACATTAACGTTGGTAACTTTAAAGGTTACGATATGGTAATGTTAGGTGATATCCATAAACCAAATAATGCAGTTCAAGGTGTTGATACAATAAAGTACGCAGGTTCACTTATAGTTCAGAATCATGGTGAGGCAAAATATCCAGACCATGGTATTTTAGTTTGGGATGTTGAAACTCGTACAAGTGAGTTTGTAAGAATTCCAAATGACTATGGTTATGTAACTGTTGACATTGAAGAAGGTAAGATTGTTTCTAACACACCCATACCTCAAAAACCACGAATGAGAGTTCGTGTAAAGGACACTAAGGCATCTGAACTAAATAAGATTATAGCAGAGCTAAAGAAGGGTAGACAGGTACAAGAGTTAACTATTCAGAAAGTTATCACTCGTAAAGGTAGTGGTGATAGTGAAAAGATTATTCTTCAGAATGTACGTGATACCGCTTTCCAAAATAAACTGATTGAAGATTTCTTAAATGAAAACGAACACCTTACCGAAGAACAACTTGAAGTTGTTAAAGGTATTAACAACGACATCAACTCAAAGTTGGGAAGTCAACGAACCATTACGAACTCCACTTGGATACCAAAGAAGTTTGAATTCTCGAATATGTTCTCTTATGGTACTAACAATGTTGTAGACTTTAGTCAGATGAAGGGGGCGTATGGTATCTTTGCTCCAAACGCAAGTGGTAAGTCAACCCTATGGGATGCTCTTTCATTTTGTATATTCGATAAATGTTCAAGAACTTCTAAGGCAGAAGACGTTATGAACTATTCTAAGATGTCATTCAATTGTTCATTTACATTTGAGTTAAATGGAGTGGATTATATCATCGAACGTACTGCAAAGAAATCACCAAAACGAGGTACTGTAAAAGTTGATACTGAATTTTATAGAATCATTGATGGTCAGAAGGAATCCTTAAATGGTGAACAACGTAGAGAGACTAATGCAAATATAAGAGAATATGTTGGAACATACGACGATTTCATCCTTACGGCGATGTCAACGCAATCAAACAATAGTGGGTTCATCGAGAAGTCACAAAAGGAAAGAAAAGAACTTCTTGCTCAGTTCTTGGACATGGACATCTTCGAAGGATTATACCAAATCGCAAGTGAGGAGATTAAGGAATTATCAGCCCTTTTAAAGGACTATAAAAACCAAGACCTACCAACACAACTCGCAGAGGCAGAAGATACCTTAACGTCCATCACTGGGTCTTTAACTGACTTACAAGATAGAAAGGTGGAGTTAGATACCAAACGTGATAATGTTAACACCAAGATTGAATTTGAGATGGGTAATCTTAAATCGGTAGAAGACTTGGGTGATGTTTCCGATTTAGAAGATAAACTCATACAACAACAAGAGTATATCAAAAAGCAACAAGTGTCGTGTGATTCGGTTATCGACTTAATTAAAAACACAAAACTTGACATAACTAATATCAATAAGAAGTTATCTAAGTTTAACGAAGTTGAACTACTTGAGTCAGACAAACAATATACCCTACTTGATACCAAATTTAATCAAATGGGTATTACAATGGATAAGTTAGAATCAGAAATGGTTCACGCAAAAAAACACTTAGATGGTATTGGGTCATTAACCTTTGACGAAAATTGTGACCATTGTGTAAAAAACAAAAACACCCCATTCGCTAAACAAGCACAAACACTTGAGGTAGAATTAGAACGTTTGGGGAAAGAGTACTCGGAGTTGGTTTCAAGTAGGTTAGATGTGATGTCCGAACGAGACACCCATGATGTATCAGCTAAACTAAAAGTATACAATGAGTTGGTATCAGACTCTAAGGAATTGTATAGTGATTTAAGTAATTATGAATCCGACCACAAAGGATGTTTACTTCGTGTTGAGAATATGACCTTGGAGATGGAGTCCTTAAAAGAAAAGTTCGACCGAGCTAAGAACCAACAAGAATCCGTAAGCCATAATGCAAATATCCAAGAAAAGATAAAATCTTTTAAAGTCACACGAGACAAACTCAAGGAAGAGATTCGTGATATCACTGGTGAGATTATGGATGTGAACTCCGATATCAAATTAGCTGAGAAAACAATCGAGATGGTAAATGAGTCAATCGATAAACTTAGTGATATGGAAATTCGATTTGATGGTTACGAGTATTACTTAAAGTGTGTTAAACGTGATGGTATCCCATACAATTTAATATCAGAAGTATTACCAAAGTTAGAGATAGAGATTAATAACATCTTATCACCAATCGTAGATTTCCAAATTATGTTGAATACGGATGGTAAGAATATAAACTCATACATTGCATACGGAACTGACGAGTACTGGCCATTAGAACTTACAAGTGGTATGGAAAAGTTCATATCTTCTATTGCAATTAGAACCGCATTAATTAATGTATCAAATCTACCAAGACCTAACTTTATCGCTATTGATGAAGGATTTGGTTCATTAGACACGGATAACTTTAATTCTTTATATTTATTATTTGACTACCTAAAGACACAATTTGACTTTATCATAACAATATCACATATTGATAAGACGCGTGATATGGTAGACCAGATAATTGATATAAACAAAGTTAGGGGATTCTCTAAGGTATCATATTTATAAGAAAGTAATGGAGTCCGTTAATGGGATTGGAATTAAAACGTAGGTCTAAACAATTTTTAAAAAAGATACCAAATGCACGTGACATTGACGAGCAGGAGGCATTTGAGGTATTCGGTCTTCGAGAACTTCCATCATTTCTTGGGGAAGGTAAGAACTCATTCAGAATCAGACCACAACTATCACGAGATATTATACCAAATACTAAGATTGAAATCGAAGTACTTGATTCTAACGGAAATCCTGTATATTGGGAAGTTCCTTCTTACAAGGATGATGATAAATCGCAAGTAATATCAATATGGGTATACAACGATAATAACGATAAGTATAATACGCCAGATGGTGTTTGTGAAATAATACTCGTAGCATCTACGACTCGTGGTCCAATCCGTGGTACGTTAAAAGTAAATGTAGTAAAAAATAAACAATCTGCTTCTGATATAATTTTTGTAGACTCACCACGTGGTAATGTATCCGCATCAGTCGAATCGTTTAACGAACTACCACAGGGTAATGGTGAGTTAACACGAACAACACAATCAGGTCAGTTCACTTATAAGAAATCTATATATGGTGATGATGTTTCGTTTGAAACATCGACTGCTATTATAAATGGTGAAATGATAAGTGGTAGTTTAGAATTAGACCTATCATCAACTACATTATTTCCACGATTGGGTGGCAGTCAATCACAACCAACGAGTGTAACCGCAAGTATTACTGAGATTGTATCCAACAAAATATTTAGAGTATTATTACCTATAACTGCGAGTGATAATAGAAGTGATGGTTCAATTCACACGTATGAGTATTCTAATGATACCATAACTGGTAATATAAAATATCTATCTACTGGGTCATTAAATACTACTCAAAATCAATCTGCAATTGCAAACGTTACATTAACCAATGTAAACCCAACGTTAGGTAGAGTTCATTCAGTATCCACGTTAATAAAATCTCAAGGACTTCCTAATTCTGATTTTGAATTAATCGCAAATACAAGTGTGCCAAATGAAACTGACATTTCATACAAAATATCTATACCAACCGAACAATTAAATGACCCCAAAACAATAAAGATTCAATTCTTAAATATTAATGGTGATGTATCATCTACTGAGGTTATTATAGAAGATGTTATATTCGAGGGTGGTAACGTATACATTGGTGGTAGTCAGTCATTAGTAACAGGCTCTATGTTTATATCCAATGCAATTGGTAGTGGTTTAGAGATAGGTGGGCATTCGAGTGGTTTTATGAAATCGGTTGGATATGAAGGACAAATATCAGCATCAGAAGGTAAGGGGCCCGGTGGGTTTATCATATACAGTGGTAGTAATGCATTACAAATGGGCGCTGATGTCCTACAAGGTGTTGGTATGCAATTCGTTGGTGATAACGATGATAGACACCTTATATTTACAACGGCCAATGGTGGTATATTAGACGTTAAAACTGATAAGTTTTTTATTGGTACAACCAACACTCAATTTATAAGTGGGTCTGATTCTAATATAGAAATCAGTTCTTCACTATTTCACTTAGACCCCAAGAATGACCGATTGGTAATTGGTGCTGATGCTATTATAGAAGCAGACTTATCAGCAAACAATATTCGTACTCCTGCGACAATTGGTGGAGTACAATCTACTGATTTAAATGCAAGTTCTTCTATAACTCAAGATGGATTCGCACGATTTGTATCTGCAAGTATTGCTGGATTTACTGTAAATACTGAAGAGATTAAATCATCCGATGATTCACTTAGACTAAAGTCCAATGGTCAAATGACTGGTTCGGCAATTTTACTTGGAGATAAAGTTGGTGGTAACTTCGTACAATTCGCAGACTCCACACTAACAGTCCGAGGTGATTTAGCAGTTGACCAAATTACTACACCATCAACAATTGGCGGGTCACCCTCAAACCTAACCAATGCAAGTGCATCTATTACGGCAGATGGATTTGCTAAGTTTGTATCTGCGTCTATTGGTGGGTGGGATATTACAACTGGTTCAATTGAAGGTAGTAACCTTATAATGAAACCAGCCGGTATATTACAAACACGAGACTTTGCAAGTGGTGTTAAGGGTTGGAAGATATCAAGTGAATTAAATGGGTATGCTGAATTTGAGAACGTAAAGATTAGAGGTACACTCGCAACTACCACATTCGAAAAAGAATCGGTAAATGCAGTTGGTGGTCAATTATACGTTGCAAACTCGACAACATTAAGTGGGTCGTTTAGCTCAAGTATAGACTCAGTGTCGTCCGCTGGTGTTACATCATCAACAACACTACCTACTCAGTTTGGTGACAATAGTACGGATAAGATTGAATTTCCGCTTAGTACTCCATATCAATTAGTATCTGTTCAAGATTCCACAAAGTTTACTATTGATACACCAATCTTCGCAAATGGTGGTACTGCATATTTGTATTATAGTTCAAGTAACACATTTGGTTCACAAATATCAGCAAGTGAAGAAGTTACAGTAAGTACAACAACACCATATTCAGCATCGTTCCTAAATCGGAATCCTGTTAATAATGGTGAGGGTAACTTTGAATACACTAACTTTGTTGTAAATACTCCTGGAAGTGGTCAGGAATCAGATTTTCTAAATATAATATGTACCATTACGGAAGTAAATGGGGCAAGTGTATTTAGTAATAGTAGTGATACAGCCACCGCAACGCTGACCTCTGTAGGCCCTCCAACTGAGATGACACTTTTAAGTGGGGTTACATTTAATGGAACTTATGGTGGTCAAACTTTAGAATTCGCATTATCATTTACAGACTCTACGAGTGTAACTGAAGCCCAAGCAACTAATATTGTTCATAAGAAAGTTGGAACTTGGCCAACTTCAATTGTAGATGATGGGGAGATTACATTTGACGATGGTGGTGGTAGTCATACATTCGATATCCTCGAGCGTGTTAGTAATACACAACTAAGAATAGACACATCATCACATAAACCAAATACCAGCGCGTCGTTTGTAGCCGCATCTGGTAATTATTCACAATCATTATCCGATACAAGAACTATAAGTGCTGGGACATTCACAACTACTGAATTTGTATATACTGATATATCACCAACTGCAAGTATATTTATCGCAGACAATGTAACTGGATTTGCTAATGGTGAAATACTTACACTTAAAAAAGTAACTAATACTGGGTTTGCTACCGAGTATGTTAAAGTGGATTCAACTGAACGAAGAGATGGAGGTTCAGATTCAGACCTATCAGGATACTTAACAGTAACACGTTCTTACGGAAGTGGTACTACGGGTGACTCCAGCTCTCTTGGTGATATCGCATCCGTTGGCCAATCCTATGAAGAGGGTCAAGTGATTGTATCTACTGGTAAGATAGGTAGTGGTTACATACGACTAAACGCAAATCCAAATGACCCATCAACTCCATATATGGATATTGTTGAGAGAACTGGCAGTGGGTTATATGATATAGAATTAAAAGCAAGGTTGGGTGATTTAAGTGGATTGGCTAATAGTGACTTAGTTCACGGAAGGTCTAATCCTGGCTTTGGTCTCGCAACGGATAACGTATATCTACAAGGTGGTATCATTGCAACCTTTGGTGAGATTGGTGGGTTTGGTATAAATGCAACTACGATTTCATCATCAAATAATAATCTTATTTTAAGAAGCAATGGTCAGATAACTGGATCTGCCGCATTATTAAGTGGTAGTGACGTTGTAATTGATGTAGAAGACTTTACTTTAAACTCAACAAACTTTAAAGTAAATAGTGCTGGTGATATTACCGGCTCTAATGTGTTATTCGATGGTGGTACTATCGGTGGATTTGAATTGGGGTCTAATATTATATCATCATCAAATGGTGACCTAATTCTAAAATCGAATGGTGAGATAACCGCATCAGCTGTTAAATTAGAGGGTGATATTACCGCAAACACGGGTCGATTTGATGATGTTACAGTTGCAGGTATAATCGCACAAGACGACTCGGATGATTACATATTAGAATCTTGGATTACCTCGTCAACGTTTATTTCATCATCTTACAACTATGGGGGGTCACTTGTTAACGCCGGTATTCTTGGAGAAACATTCAAACATGGTGTGCTTACATGGACTCTCGATAGTGGTTCTGATGTTACGTATGATGTATTTATCGGACAAACCGTATCAGCTTCAAAATATGAAAAAGCAACACCACAAGATACCCAAGCAACTTCACCACCAACATTTAAACGTTGGGCTGATATTAAAGGATTTGGAGGCGTCCATAGCATAGGTGTCCCATATGGGTATCCTAATGAATACGTAACACCATCTACTGTCGAGAATATAATATTTCCATTTCCAAACTACAACCCATCTGCTGCCGGTGATACTCATAATTTTTCGATAACAAGTAATACCATATCCCTACCATCCACTTTAATATCTGGAAATGTTTTAAATGGGTTAGTACTTCAAACTGCAGTTAGATTCGGACCATCCTTTGGTGGGTTTTCACCAACATTTAGAGTGGAAATATTAAAACCAGATAATACAGTAGTTAAACAATTTGATATCGCATCGCGTAACGCGGGTGAGTGGTTACCAATATCACTCCCCTTGACTGATGCATTAATTAATGTGACGAGTACGGCCGTAACCATTCAGGATGAACTTAAAATTAAACTATCATGGTTTAAACAATCACCTAATGCCGGTGGTGGTTCTATAAAAGAAATACGTATTGGGGAACTTCGTATTGTTAAAGCAGCTGCATCCGAAGGATTATTCGTAAAAGGACTTCAGTTTGAACAATCTTCATTATTACCTACAAAATATGGAACCGCCCATCATGGAAACTTCGTACCAGGTGAGGATAATACGTATGATTTAGGACAAATTGGTAATGTAGGTACTGGAACACCAAACCAACGATGGGACGATATTTATGCTACCAATGGTACTATTCAAACTTCCGATGAAACTCAAAAGACAAATATAACATCTTCGGATTTGGGATTATCATTTGTAAATGAGTTACGACCAGTTAGTTATAATTGGATAAACAAGACACGTACACATTACGGGTTGATTGCACAAGAAGTCAGTTCATCGTTAAATGTATTTAGTAAAACTACTTCTGATTTTGCCGGAATAACGACCGGGTCATTAATGGGATTACGATATAATGAACTTATCTCACCAATGATTAAAGCAATACAAGAACTTTCTGACGAAGTAAATCAACTAAAAATAGAGTTAAGTCAGAGTAGAGGATAATTATTATTATGGGAAAATTAATAAACGAATGGGTAACGGAATCAATCCTTACCGAAGACATTAAAAAAACAGTGGTAACTTACGTAGGTAGGTTTCACCCATTCCATTCTGGTCATAACGCTACATACCAACATTTGGTAAAAAAGTTTGGTAAAGATAATGTATACATTGGTACATCCGATAAAGTACAATTACCAAAGTCACCATTTACTTTCAAAGAAAAGGTTCAGATAATGACCACTATGTTTGGGATTCCCAAAAATAAAATAGTAAAGGTAAAGAACCCATATTCTCCAAAAGAAATACTACAATCATTTTCAGAAGAGACTACTGCATTTATCACAGTAGTTGGTGAGAAGGACAAGAGTAGATTGGGTGGTAAATACTTTGAACCATATAAGGGTAAGGTAGAAAAGGGTTATGCTGATGCTGGTTATGTTTATGTAGCCCCATCACAAGGAAACGGAATATCTGGTACTCAAGTTCGTAAAGGTATGTCTGACTCAGATGAGAAATCTCGTACTAAGTTTTTCAAGTCAGTATACCCAAAGTTCAACCAAAAAATTTATGATTTAGTTTCATCTCGTTTAATAAAAGTAGAATCCGTAATGGAATCGTTCTTACAAACATTTGATATTAACGAAATGTTATCCGAAGCTTCATCATTACCACCAAGTGGTAAGGGTATAGTAGATGATGGTCCGGGCGCTTTCTATGGTAATATGAAAACTTTTAAGAAAGAGATGGAAGATGTGACTTCTACATTAGGGTGGGAAATTATATCATATCTAATGGATGATGATTCCATGGAGTCATTTGATACATCATACCCTAACGGTCCTGGTAGATATCCGGTATCATTTTTTCCAAGCGGTGATACCATGGATGGTCAGAAAAAGAGATATGGTAAGGATGTAACCGGCCGACCGGGATATAGAAAGTGGGCTAAACATATTAAGAAAGTTGCCCTTCGTTTGGGTATGGAATTCGTTAAGTTTGCTGAACCAAAGGATATTCAAAATCTTACTTCTAAAATTGATACTGAAAAAACCAAAGATAAAAAAAATAATCTGAAAGAAAGTATTCTTAATGAAGGTGGTGCATATGGTCATATGAATCACCCATTCGATACTGAGTTGGGATTGACCTTTGGTGATTTAAGAATAATCATAGATGGTGCACTTAATGGTAAGTTAGAGTTCACACGAGAAAAGACCGATGGACAAGCACTTGCTATTTCATATAGAAAAGATAAAGGTATCATCGCTGCAAGAAATAAATCACACCTAAAGGATAGTGGTGCTGGTGCATTAGACATTAAAGGAGTTTCAGATAAGTTTGCTAATAGAGGTGGATTGACCGATGCGTATAATTTCGCAATGAGAGATTTGAGTAATGCAATCTCAAAACTATCAGATGCACAAAAAGAGAAAGTCTTCAAGAATGGTTCAAAATTTATGAACATTGAAGTCATCTGGCCGGAGTCAGTAAACGTAGTACCATATGGTCAACCCCTATTAGTATTCCACGGAACAATGGAGTATGATGAGAATGGTGTCGCTATCGGAGCAGATACCTCAGACGCAAGAATACTTGCCGGTATGATTAAACAAGTAAACGCTGAGGTTCAAAGTCAATACACTATTCAAGGACCGCCCGTTGTAAAACTACCTAAGAGTCAAGAACTATCTAAAATGAAATCAAAATTCTTTAGTCAATTGTCAAAGGTGCAAAAAGAGTTCAAACTCAAGGATACTGATGGTGTTGCTGAATACCACCAAAGATGGTGGGAAGAATACGTTGATAAGAACTCACCATCCTCTTTGGATAACAAAACTAAAATGGGATTGGTAAAGAGATGGGCATTCTACGATAAAGGATTCCGATTGGATAAGAAAAACATTACCGACTCTAAAACATTAGATTGGGCTAAGAAGACTGACAAACAAGACCAAGCTAAGATAGCAAAAGAAAATACACGTAAGTTTGAAGATATCTTCTTAGGTGTAGGTGCAGAAGTATTATCATTTATGTCATCAGCACTTACTGTAAATCCAGACAAAGCACTTAGAGATATGCAGAAACGATTGGACACTACAATCAAAGATGTTAGAAAAAGTGGTGACCCTAAAAAGATTGCTAAACTAAAGATGGAATTAGAAAGATTAAACGCAGTTGGTGGTAGAGATAAGATTGTACCAAACGAAGGACTTGTATTCGCTTATAAAGGATATACAATGAAGTTAACTGGTACATTTGCATCACTAAACCAAATCTTAGGTTTAATGTATTTCTAACATACTTATAGTAGTAAAAGTATATAAAATAGTTATGTCAAAATTAAATAATATCAAGGCTGTTAGTGAAATGATAGCCGGTAATCACCGAACACAAACCAAAAACACGGTATCGTTTGGTGAAAATAAAGAATTCGTTAAACGTGAAGTTGGTGACCAATGGACTGATGACGAAGGTAACACATGGGAACAAAAGGGGGGATACAAGGTAAAACTTGGTAAACTTTCAGAGTTAAGAAATGACATTAACACATTCCCAAAATGTGACAAGGATGTATGTACTTGTACGAACCCAAATCGTAATGACCTCAAAATGAAGTCTATTCACGGTAAGTGTTTTGATTGTGTGATTGATATGGAACACCAATTAAAGATAGAGGGTAAGTATGATGAGTATGCCCGAAACAAGAAATTAGAGAATGCAAAGGCTTGGTTAAAACAAGCTGAACTTGAAAAGGAAACTATCAAGTCTGCTCTAAAAACCAAATTCATCAATGAGGATGGTTCGTTTGAAGAGTGGGGTGGTACTTCTTGGGAAGAGACTGAAGCAAAGATAGACAAAGAGTTTCAAGATTTTAGAGAAAACTTTATCCAAAAATTGGAGAAATAAATTGAAAACATTTATTAAAGAAACTTACAAACTATACACTGAAGATGGTATACCTCATACATTAGCTATGGAGTATACCATTTCCGATGTTTACGAGCGACTATGTTCTGAAGGTGTAATGACCGAGGATTTACGTAAGTGGTTTGGTAAAGGTAAGACTGGTTCAAACGATGGTGGGGGCTGGGATAGATATAGTTCCGATGGTAAGAAGTTAGGTAAGTGTGGTGATGGTAAAGATGGTGGTGCATACGCTGCATGTTTATCAAAAGAAAAAGCTGCAAAACTTGGACCAAAGGGTAGAGCGTCTTTCGTAAATAGAAAAAGAGCTGCACAAAAGAAAAGTGGTGACTCTAAACGTGGTGGTAATAGTACCAAAGGAAAAAAACCAACATACTCAAAAACTGGGGCATAATATGATTAAGCTAAAACAATTACTAAACGAGAGTGATTACAAGATATATCACAAGTCATTTACTGAAGCATCTGAAGAAGCAAGGAAGCTTGCTGAAAAACGTGGATTTGAAATTGATGAAGACGATTGGCAGTCTCAGATTGTAATGGGTGGTCGTAACAAACGTTCAAGGCCAAGTGAAGGTAAAACTACTGAATTCACAATTAGATTGCTTAAAGGTGGTAAACCACAACGTAAGTCTCTTCAAATCCAAGTATATGGTATGAAGAAGGGTTATGAGTTAAACGCATACATCAACTAAGGAGTATTATGAATACTAAGCTAAATAAATCAGTTAAAAAGTTTTTAGATGATTATCTAAAAGATGAGAAAAAGAATTCGCCAGAACATCACGAATCGGTTATGCTGATTATGAGAGGCGCCTTAACTGATGCTAACTTTCATAGTGAAGCAAAGCAATTAGGTAAATACTTTCCAAAAGCAGGTAAGAAATTCATTGGTACACCAATGGAAGATGTAATTGAAAGTAAGGGTATTGCTATTGCTAAAGCTGCAAAGTACGATGGTCACGATATAATTGACGCATTTGCATTTTATCTAAGTATGTCAATTGGTGGGTCTTTCGGAAATAGATTGATGTCACTAAAAGAATCACTCGAAGAATCATTGGTGATTGAGGGTGAAAGACTTGATGAAAAGAATTGCCCTACTGATGCATCAAAGTGGTCTTACTACAAATCACAAGCAAAGAAGAAGTTTGATGTATACCCATCAGCATACGCAAACGGATGGGCATCTAAACAATACAAAGCCGCAGGTGGTGGTTGGAAACAATGTGCTGGTGAATCGGTAGAGGAATCAGTTGATGAGAACTTTGCAGTCCATATGGCAGTAGCAAAGGCAATTGCTGACCAAAAGGTAAAGAATCCTCAAACTAAGAAGGATGTTAAAGCAACAACTGCATTGAAAGATAAAAAACATCCTGCTCATAAACAAGCAAAATCACTTCTTCAAAGATTGAAAGATAAATTCTCTAAGAAAGAGAGTATTGATGAAAAGATGATTACTCCACAAAGAGGACACAACTACTATCAGTTATATAGAGATACTCCAATCAAATATGTATCAGGTCACTCAGGAATTGGATTGAAAGTTCCTGGTGTATTACTTCATAACGAATATGATACAATCAAAGGTAAGGAGGGTGCTTATATCATAGATTACTTTGGCGCACATTTCTATGTGGATATGAAAAACAAATTTGCATCAAGAATTGCACATCCAGATAATAGAGAGCAGAACAAAGATTTGAGAAAAAATATGGGTCGTACTGCACTCGCACCTGAACACAAAGATTGGAAGAAATATATGAACGAATCAGTAAATGAAGCTGGAGTAAATGTTTGGTATTTTTACAAAAAAGCTAACAAAGATAAGAATAAATTTTTTAAGATGTTATCTGATTTTCGTAAAAAGCATAGTGATACTGAATGGATAAAGATGTTAAATTATGCTCTTGAGGATTTTAATGAAAACCCAACGAAGTATAAAACAATTGATGATAAGCAAAATATATTGTTTAAAAATCTTCAAACCAATAAAAAGGCATACGAATCAGTAAATGAAGGTTATGGTGAATTCATTAAAGCTAAAAATCTTACTGATATCATTAAATTATCAAAGCAAAAGAAAAACGCAACATTCTATGTAACTGATGATAACAATTCTCGTATTGGTGCATTTTATTTAAAGAATGGTAAGTTTGCTAAAGCAACTACTGCAAACCCTAGCTATGATTTACAAAATAACAAAACTAAGTTAAGAGATAGAAGTGATGTAATCTACAAGTATAAAGTAGACGAATCAGTAAACGAAGCTAAGGATAAAGTATTTGTAGTGATGTTTAAGGACAAAAAAGATTTACCTAACAAAAATATAAAACCATCATCAGCTGTATATGCAAAAGAAGCTGATGCTAAGAAATTCTTAAAATCGGTTGAGAAAGATGGTGCTAAGGGTATGATTGTAAAATCTAACAAACCCGTTGGTGTAAAGGTAAATGAGTCTACAACAAGAACTGCAATGGAAATTGGTGGTTTGACTGGCATGAATAAAGATGCTATCCAAAAGTTTGTTGATGATAACAACTTAGACATTGAAAAAGTATACCAATTCGTTAAGAAAGGTAAACTTGCTGATAGAATGAAGTTAGTATCTGCAATCGCAGGTAAACCTAATAATCCAGTTCAAAAGAAAATGGTTAAACAATTCGGTGAAGGTATCATTAGAGAAGCAAAAGTAAGATTGGGTAAAGACTCGGTAAACTTTAAAGTGATGGGTGATTCAAAAGGATTGACTCTAATCGCTGCAAGTGGTAATGACTTAGATGGTCTCCAAGGTGCAGTTGAAAATGATGTCGATGTGAAAGAAGAATTGAGAAAGACACTTGAGAAACAACTTAAAGTTCCAGTTGAAGTGGATAGAGATTACGATGGTGCTGGTTTTAGATTCAACATTGACTTTTACTCATTAGCTAAAAAGGTAAAATAAAATGACTGAAAAACAACTCAAAGAATTAATCAGAGAAGAATACCATAATGTAAAAAACTTTATGGAAGACAAGTATGGTTTTACTCCTGAGTTGGGTAAGGTCATTGACAACCCATATGTATCATCATTTAAAAATGAAGCAACCTATTCAAGTGGATTATATATGATACTTGATAAAGATGGTAAAGTCGTTGATAAGGGACTTGAAACCAATATGTGGTATTCCTTTGAAAAATATAGAGGTAAGGGAACACACTACATAGTATCAAAGAAAAACCTAAGTAAAGCACAATCACTTATCAAAAAATACCAATCAGACCTTAGTAATACTAAGTTCAGAGATTCGATGTTTAAACTATATAAGGAATCGGTATCAACTGAAGCACTATCGGATTATGAGAAAGATGGTGTTGATTATGAAGAACTATATAAAGACTATCTCTACTCTAAGAAGAGAAGAAACGAAGGTGATGAGTCTGATTCTGAAATGGCAGTAGACCAATTAGAAACTTCAATCAGAAGAGCACAAGAGTTAATCACAAAACTACAAGGTAAGGGTGACTTAGAACCATGGGTTCAGTCTTTGATTACAAAAGCAGAAGATTACATTTCAACAGTATCAGATTATGGTGAGGTTGATGAATATGATGTAGAGAACGAGCAAGACATCAAAGAGTTTGTTCAGTTTATGAGAGAATACACACCATCACTTAATGAAGCTGAGTATCAAGGTAGAAAAGTTGAACTTGGTAAGATTATGCAAGGTGATGTTAAGAAGTTCAAAGTATATGTAAACAACGACAAAGGTAACGTTGTTAAAGTAAACTTTGGACAAAAGGGTATGACCATCAAAAAAGGTAATCCGGGTGCTCGTAAATCATTTAGAGCAAGAATGAATTGTGACTCTCCAGGTCCAAGATGGAAAGCTAGATATTGGTCTTGTCGTAAGTGGTAACTTAATTAACTTTGAGTTACATACTTATATAATACAATAAGTTTAACAAAAAAACAAAATCATGACAAAACTTAAAAATTGGTTCATCGGTCTATGGAATAGATTATTGAACAAAACTACCATTGATGAACAAATCATGGAAACAGTAGCAGATGCAAAGGAAAAGCTACAATCAGTTAAAGAAGAGTTTGCAGACGTAGCAGATGAACTTCAAGATGTAATGTCGGCTATCAAAGGAAAGGTTACTAAAAGTAAACTTCGTTCGATGACAAAAGTACAAATGCTTGAGGCTGCTAAAAAAGACCACAATGTTGATTTGGATTCTAAATTAAACAAGACGAATCTAATTAATAAAGTTTACGAACTTTACAACAAGTAATTTGTGAGAAATTATTTCGGAGATATCAAGACCCTTCTGATAGTAGTATTGGGAGTTATTATATTTCTGACACGTGGTTGTCAGAACGGGTCTGATATTACCGAACCGCAAGTTATTACTGAAGTAGTCACAAAATGGGATACTGTACAAATTGAAAAAACCAAGTACATCCCAACGGTAGTGGAGAAGGTAGTAGTTAATATTGATACATTTACTACACCAATTGATACATTATCAGTATTAAAAGATTATTACGCAAAATACTTTTATACTGATACTATTATGTTAGATTCGCTGGGTTATGTTACTATTAACGATACGATAACACGTAATCTAATTTCATTTAGAGATGTTCAATCCGAGATACTCATCCCAACAACTACAATTACTAATACTGTTTACATCAACAAACGTGAACTCTATGTGGGTACTACGTTAAATGGTGACCGAACTCAACTAAATAACTTGAGTGGTAATCTTTTATACAAAACAAAAAAACGTAATGTATATAATATTGGGGTAGGTGTAGATAGTGACTTCAAGCCCGTTTACACAATCGGTATGTATTGGAAACTAAGTAAATGATATGCCAAAAGATGTAAAAAGTCTCATACGAGAAGAGTGGGTCAAATGTGCTAAAGACCCAACATATTTCTTCAAGAAGTATTGTTATATCCAACACCCCCACCGCGGAAAGATTCTATTTAACCTATATCCATTCCAAGAGGACTTGATGGATAACGTTAGTAATAATCGTTTCAATGTAATTCTCAAATCACGTCAGTTAGGTATTTCAACAATGTCAGCCGGATATTCATTATGGTTGATGTTATTTCACGAAGATAAAAACATATTGGTAATTGCAACTAAACAAGAAGTTGCAAAGAACCTCGTTACCAAGGTAAGGTTTATGCATGACAACTTACCATCTTGGTTAAAGGGTCAGACTGAAGAAGATAACAAACTATCCTTACGATTACGAAATGGTTCTCAAATTAAAGCAACATCTGCCGCAGGTGATGCTGGTCGTTCCGAGGCATTGTCGATGTTGATTATTGATGAGGCTGCATTTATTAATAATGTAGAAGAGATTTGGACTTCGGCGCAATCGACACTTTCTACTGGTGGTGGCGCAATTGTATTATCTACTCCGAATGGTGTTGGTAATTGGTTTCATAAAATATGGGTACAAGCACAACAAGGTGACCAGTGGTTTCCAACGGAACTACATTGGACAGTCCATCCTGAAAGAAATCAAACTTGGAGAGATGAACAAGAAACATTATTAGGAACTAAGGGAGCAGCACAAGAATGTGATTGTGACTTTATTAGTTCTGGTCATACGGTAGTAGAGGGTTCTACTCTACAATGGTATGAAGAAACTTATGTAAAAGACCCAATAGAAAAACGTGGGTTTGATGGTAATTACTGGTTATGGGATTATCCAAATTATTCTCGTGATTATGTAGTGGTGGCTGATGTAGCAAGAGGTGACTCATCAGATTATTCAGCATTCCATGTATTTGATGTAGAGACTGTTGAACAAGTTGCAGAATACAAAGGTAAGATTGATACCAAACAATATGGTGCAATGTTAACCTCAATAGCATCGGAATGGAACAACGCAATGTTGGTGATTGAAAACGCAAATATTGGCTGGGCTGTAATCCAAGAAGTAATTGATAGAAACTATGATAACTTATATTACTCATATAGGGATGTAGGTTATATTGATGAGGATATCCATTTAAGAAAAGGATTCGACCTTAAACGTAAAGAGGATATGGTGCCAGGTTTCTCAATGACCTCAAGAACACGACCATTGGTAATTTCAAAGTTAGATATGTATATGAGAGAGAGAACTCCTATAATACATTCTAAGCGACTCATAGAAGAATTGTTTGTATTCATATGGAATGGTAGTAGAGCTGAGGCACAACGTGGTTATAATGACGATTTAGTGATATCATTCTCTACTGGTCTTTGGGTACGTGATACGGCACTGAAATTAAGACAACAAGGTATTGATTTAACAAGAACTACATTAGGTCATATTGGCAAGTCAAGTACTGGTGTATATTCTAATAGAAGTATAGGACAAGACCCTTGGAAACAAAAAGACCAACATGGAAATGATAACGATTTAACTTGGTTATTATAAAATTTGGTAGTTAAGTTTATTTTTTGTATATTTATAACTTGTAGAAGTATATACTTTTAGTTAGAGACACAATTATGGCAAATAAATCATTATTTAATAGGCTAAACAAACTATTCAACACACAAGTTGTTGTACGTAGGATTGGCAAGGGTAAAACTCAGACAATCGATACTCAGAGATTACAATCTCAAGGTAACCTACGTAGTTCATCTTATTATGATAGATTTGGTAGACTACATACCTCTCGTAAAAATTGGGAGACGTACAATAACCAATTTAATTTCCATTCAAATAAATTAGAACTATATACCGACTATGAAGCAATGGATAAAGATTCCATTCTAAATTCAGTATTAGATATTTACGCAGATGAATGTACACTCAAAAATGATATGGGTGATGTTCTAAGAATAAAAACCGCAGATGAGGATATTAAAAATATTCTTCATAATTTGTTTTACGATGTAATGAATATTGAGTTCAATCTATGGGCATGGATTCGTGGTATGAGTAAGTATGGTGACTATTACTTACATCTTGATATTGAAGAAGGTATTGGTATTGTGAACGTATCACCAATGTCAGCATATGAAGTAGAACGAGAAGAGGGATTTAATCCTGAAAATCCATATGAAGTAAGATTTAAGTTGGGTTCTATGGGTACTGCTCATGGAGCAAGTGTAAACAAGAACGCAGATTACTTCCAATTTTATCAGATTGCACATTTCCGTTTGATGGCAGATACAAACTTCCTTCCTTATGGTCGTTCGTTATTAGAAGGTGCAAGAAAGACTTGGAAGCAGTTGACTCTTATGGAAGACGCTATGATGATTCATAGAATTATGAGAGCACCTGAAAGACGTACATTTAAAATTGACGTAGGTAACATTCCACCTGGTGAAGTTGATAACCACATGAGAGGTATCATCGACCAAATGAAGAAAGTACCATATCTTGACCAAAATACTGGTGATTACAATCTCAAGTTTAATCTAATGAATATGTTAGATGACTACTACCTGCCAGTTCGTGGTGGTCAAAGTGGTACTGAGATAGATACATTAAGTGGTATGGAGTTCGGTGGTATTGATGATATCGAATACCTAAGAAATAGAATGATGGCTGCACTAAAAGTACCAAAAGCATTTGTTGGGTATGATGAAGCAGTTGAGGGTAAAGCAACTCTTGCACAGGAGGATATTAGATTCGCACGTTCAGTTGAGAGAATCCAAAAGATTGTCCTTTCTGAATTAACCAAGATTGCAATCGTTCACTTGTATTCACAAGGTTATGAAAATGAAGACCTCGTTAACTTTGAGTTGGAACTTACAAACCCATCTATCATATACGAACAAGAGAAAGCAAACCTTTGGTCTGAAAAAGTATCATTGGTATCTGATATGAAAGACCTCAAAATGGTTTCTCAAGAGTGGATGTATAAAAATATATTCAATATGTCTGAAGAGGAGTTTGAACATGAAAAGCATGGTGTTATCAAAGACCTTAAACTTGGATTCAGACATGAACAACTCCAACAAGAAGGTAATGACCCATTTAAAACTGGTGAGTCATTTGGTACACCACACGATTTAGCATCGATGCACCAAACGTCTGATAAGGGTGGTTCACCTGAGGGTGGGTTTGATGGGGCAGGTCGACCATCTAAGTCGGGTAACTACAAAACTGATGACAGTACATTTGGTAGAGACCCACTTGGTCAGAAAACCGATATCAAACCAGCCGCAACATATCATAAATATAAAAACTCCCCACTTGCATATGAGCAAACGGAGGCTTTGAAATCATCTTTAAAAAACGTTAAACGTAAGACAAATACGATTCTAAATGAGTCATTGTCAGAAGACGAAAAGACTGAATCAGGTTTATTAGACGAGAGAAATCTAATAGACGACACGATTTGATGAGTTTTTACATATTTATAAATTGGAATAGTAATAGATAAGGTTTACAATGGCCAAATTAAAACATAGTAAGTTTAAGAATACAGGTATTCTATTTGAATTACTCGTAAAGCAAATCGCATCAGATACATTAGCGAATAAAGATTCACTTGCCCTTGAGATAATCAAGAAGCATTTTAAAAAAGGTACGGAACTTAACAAAGAGTTAAAACTGTATCAATCTTTGACCAAAGAGAACTTTGACAATCAGTATCAAGCTCAAGAGTTTCTTAATATTGTATTAGAAGAACGTAGAGGTTTAAATGAAGGAATCTTACGTAGACAAAAGTATAATTTAATTAAGTCAATTAAGGGGTCTTTTGTTATGGAAGACTTTTTTAAGTATCGTGTAAGTAATTATCGCGAAACTGCGTCGGTTTACAAATTGTTTGAAAATACGAACAATATTGCACCAAAAGAGTATGTTACTTGTAAAAACACAATACTTGAGACAATCACAAAGTCTAATGTTGAAATAGTAACTGAGTCCACTAATAAAGAATATGCGGGTGAGTCCAAAGAAGTTCGTATGTTAGCATATAAGTTTTTGGTTGATTCGTTTAATTCAAAATACACAAATTTATCTGAAGACCAACAATTTATTCTAAAAAATTATATCAACAACATTGATAATTCAGCTAAATTAAAAACATTCGTTATTTCCGAGGTTAAAAAACTTAAAAAAAGTTTTAAATCAGTAAACGTGTCGGATAAGGTTGCTAAAATAAAATTAACTGAAACTATTAATCTGATTGATAATATTACCAATTCAAAAATAATCAATGAAAATCAGATTCTTTCATTGTTAAGATATCACGAACTTCTACAAGAATTAAGGAGGTTATCTAATGTCTAAATTTTTATTAGAACAATTAGACGAAAAGTTTGAAGAGATGGAATCTATGGAAACTCTTCAAGAAGACGACGAGATTGATGAGGCTAATGTAACTGGTAATATGGATGGTGGCGCAGGCCCACCTAAAACACCAAAAGCCTTTTCTAAAAGTAATGATGAGGATGATTTGGATACCGACCACATCGAGGTGTTAGGGTATAAGAAAGCTAAGAAGAGTAAATTAAATACGGAGTCTAAGACAATGAAAAAGTTAGAAGATAGATTAGAAGCTATAATTGAAGCTACTTACCGAGACTACAAAAAAGATGACTCTATGAAAGCACATCAAAAGGTTAACAAATCTATAAAAGAGATTAACCGAATGATGTATGAAGTAGAAAAGATTGTAAACCAAAACACTAAACTCAAAAACGAGATGGGTGTATCTAATGAACAATATTGGAAGTCTACCCAAAAAAGATTCGGAAAGATTTCAGAACGTATGTTAAAAGTTGCTCGTAATCTAAAGGAATTGAGTGCATAATATGTCGTGTGGGTGTAACAATAATAAAATAAACGAAGAACTCGAAGTACAAGACCTCGAAGATATCAGATTGATGATACGTAGAGAGCTTGCAAGAGTTTTCTTTGATTTATATCGTAAGAAAAAAGTGTGGGAAAAGTAAGATGAAACAACTACTTGTAGATACAATGATATTTGAAGTAACACCTACGATGTTACAAGAAGCAAAGCAACAACACGGTCGATTCTTAGTAAATGGTGTGTTACAACGTGCTGATGCTAAAAACCAAAATGGTAGAGTGTATCCACGTAACATCTTAGAACGTGAAGTAAAGAAATATCAAGGACGTGAAATCAAAGAGAATCGTGCTTATGGTGAATTAGACCATCCTGAAAGTGGTGTGGTAGAATTAAAGAATACATCACACATTGTAAGAGACGTTTCTTGGAATGGTGACGATGTTGTAGGTACAGTTGAGATACTCAACACACCAGCTGGTAAAATCTTACAAGAACTCATCAAAGCAGATTGTACTGTTGGTATCTCGTCAAGAGGTATGGGTTCAGTAAAACAAATAGGTGAAGATACAGTAGCGGTAGAACAAGACTTTGATTTGATATGTTGGGACTTTGTTTCTAACCCATCAACTCATGGAGCATTTTTGTCACCAACAAATGAGGGTGTAATCAACGAATCGATTACCACAAAAAATAATACTTATAAATACGATAAAGCCAATAATATGATGAGAGACATTATGTGTGAAGTTGGTGGATATTGTGAATGTGACTTTGGAGTTTAAATTATGAAATTAAAAAACATATTAAATGAATCATCATATGGCCGTGGGCCTAAAATTGGTGAAGAAAAAGAAAAGGGAATGACTAACGAAGAAAAACGTGAATTCCTTAAAGCTGTTTCTGAATACAAGAAATTCGGTGAGTCAATCTACCGTTCAGGTAATTTGGCAGAAGTATACGAATCTATTAAAGGTATCGTAGAGACTGCACACAAGGTAACTCTTGAAGAAACTGGTGATTGGTTTGACAAAGTAACTGTTGGTAGACACATGAAGTCTATGAACGAATCATTCAAAGTATTCTCTAACACTATCAAGGAAGTAAACACTCTACAACAAAGACTTGAGTCTTGTTATGATGAGATGGGTGAAGTTCTTGGTAAATACTACGAAATCAAAGAAGGTAATGAGTTCGGTGCTGCAAGAGCAAAAGCAATTGCTAAAGGTGATGATGAGTTCGAAGTAGATGGTAAGAAGTTCCCAGTCAAAGATGTTGATAAGGATGACAAAGAGAATGCTAAGAAGTTTGCTAAAGAATCAGTAAACGAAGGTAAATTTGATAGAGATGTTGAAAGATTGTACGATGCAAAGGAGTTCGATAGATTTATCAAAAAACATAAATCTAAGTTTGATAAAAAAGACTACAAAGAACTCTTAGATTACGCAAAGTCGTTTAATTACGAAGAGAAGGATTTTGAAAGTGAAGATTTCGATGACCCATTCGATGAACAAAATGCTGAAATGCAATTAGATACTTCTCGTGAGGATTTGAAAGACCTTATATTGAAAACATTGAAAGAATCAGTAAACGAAGAATCGTCAATGAAACTAACTGATATACTAAGTGAAAACAAATACTCAATAATAGACCCAAAGGGAAACCAAAAGGGTATTGGTACTAAAGACCAAGCAAATAAACTACAAAAGAAATTAGGTGGTTCTAAAAAAGGATACTTTGTAGTTGCTGCTAAATCGGCATTGAAAGCCAGAAGAGCAATGGAAAAGTATCAGTTTGATTTTAAAAACCCTAAACTTCAAGATAAGATGTCTGACCTTTACTTTGAATCAGTAACCGAAGATATTATTGGAGAAGGTGCTTCTAGCGAAGAAAAAAGAATTGTGATGTTGGCAGTTCGTAAAATATCAAAATATCGTCAAGTACCAATTAATATATCAGTTGTAGATGTATTAAGAGCTGCAGAAGAGTTGGAAAGAGATATCAAAAAAGGTAAGGTTAAGAAATAATGAATCGTGATTTAGAACGACTTCAAGAAATAAGTGTTGATTTTTCATCATTTATCAAAAAGAACCTTAAAAAGATTAAGATGTTACCAAAAGATAAACAAAAAGAATTTGGTAATCTTATATCAGACTTTAAAGAAGGTTTGGACAAAATGTCTTAATTAACTTCCTAAACACTATTTATAGACACCTATCGTTAGTTCGGTAGGTGTTTTGTTTTATAAAAAAATAGATATGGCAGAAAATACAGAAAAACGAGTAAAAAAAGAACGTAAAGAAATGTTCATATATGGTCACGCAAATGGTGTAAATGTTATTAATAATAATATTGAAGCTGCGTTACGTAAGTGGAAACGTATTATGAAAGATAATGGTGTAATTGACCATATCAAAGAAAATAGACAATATACTAAACCAACCACTAAAAGACGTAAACAACTCAATGATGCTAAATACCTTCAATGGGTTAAGAATCAA